CTGCCGAGCCCTACATCGGCGCCGAGTACGCCGACCAGAAAGCGCGGCCGCGCGTCACCATCGAGCAGCCCTGCGCCTGCATCTGGGGCGTCACGGTGCCGGGGCCGCTCTGGACCGCCCTGGAAGGTGGCGCGCTGGCGGACGGCTCCATCGCGCGCTTCCTGGTCTTCCTGACAGACGACGACTACCCGGAGCGCAATGAGACGCCGGCGCCGATGGACCCGCCGCCCGCACTGGTGTCCGCCCTGCAGGGGATCGCCCGCGGCGTGCCCGGCCACAGCCACGGCGGCAACATCGCCGATGCCATGGAATCCTCGGCGCCGATCCACGCCTACACGGTGCCGCTCAGCCCCGACGCCGAGGCGGCCATGGCGCGCGTCCGCCGCGAAGCAACCGACCTCCTGCGCTCGCACCGTGGCACCTACGCCACCGCGCTCTTCGGCCGATACGCCGAGAACGCGGCGAAGCTGGCGATGATCGCCGCCGTCAGTCGTGATCCTGCCCGGCCCATCACGGAGGCCCGCGACGTCACCTGGGCCTCGGCGTTGGTCGAGCACTGCATCGGCACGCTGCTGCGCGAAGCCGAGCGTCTCGTCGCCGACACGCCCGCGCATTCCCGCATCAAGAAGGTCCTCGAGGTCATCCGCAAGGCCGGCCGGATCAGCCGCAGCGCCTTCGTCCGGAAGACGCAGTTCCTCTCGAAGGCCGAGCGTGAGGACGCCATCGCCACGCTGCTCGACAGCAAGCAGATCGCGATCGAGGTCACGCAGAACGCGTCGGGTCCGGGCACCAGCTGGATCATCGCCACCGAACCGCAGGAGGGCTTGAAGAGTGATGCTGCATGACGCGCGCAAACCCGCAGAAAACGGGACTCTTCAACAATTCAACTTTTCACGCGGGCGTATGCAGACGCCCGGGCGGGGGTGCGGGGGAGAGAGACCCTTTGAAGAGTTTGAAGAATTGAATAGTTATATTGATCAGATAGTTAGACCCCTCTCATCCCCTCGACTCTTCACCACTCTTCAAGAGCTCGGTCGGGGGAGGCAGGCATGAGCATGCCTGGCGCGCCGTTGCCGCCCCGCACGTCCCTCGACCGCGGAAGCCGCAGCGCAACCACCGTGCCTGAGATGGAAATGCTGCGCCGCCGCGTCTGGCTGCAGCAGGGCGTCGTCTCGCTGCACCTCGAGGACATCACCGATCCCTGGCTGCGCCAGGCAATCCAGAACGAAGCCGTGCGCCGTTGGGGCCCGCGGCAGCAGGAGAAGACTCATGGCCGGTAAGCGGAAGGCAAAGACCTCGAAGCAGAAGGAATCGATGGGCCCGTCGAAGTGGCGGCTGCAGCACGGTGGCTTCGGCGAGCCGATCCGCGACGCGGATCCGGAGACGGGCGTGCCGGTCGCCCATCGCCGTGCCGTGGACACCCTGGGCGCCATGCAGGCCAACGGCACCATCACGGCCGAGATGTTCGAGGCGGGCGGAATCTTCCGGCGGCAGTTCCGGTCAGCGATGCTGGACGGCCTGCGTTCTGTGCCGCTGATCCGGATCGTAGGGGGCGGAGGCGACTGCATAACGGAACAGCAAATCGCGGCCCGAGACCGGGTGGCATCCGCCATGGATGTGCTCGGCGGCTCGGACAGCGCCGCCGGGAGCTGCGTCTGGCACGTTGTCGGCCTGGAGTGCTCGGTCCGGGAATGGGCGATGCGGCAGGGCTGGGGTGGCCGGACAGTGCCGGCGACGCAGGCGCAGGGGATGTTGGTGGCGGCGCTGAGCGTGCTGGCGGCCCACTACGGCCTGGTTGGACAGGCGCAGGTGGCGAGGCGGAGGGAGCTGACACCGGCGATTCCAGTTTGAGGGGCCCTATGCTACGGTCGGGGCTGAGGAGGAGCCTTTGAACGCCATTTCGGCATCGCTCGGCATTTACAGCGTCCCTGACGCGGCTCGCCTCACGCGCGTGCCTCCGCGGCAGATCCGCGGCTGGCTTCAGGGATACGCCCAGCGGAAGGGTAAGGCCCAGGCCGCCCCGGTGCTGCGTAGGCAGCACGCGCTCCGTGATGGTGAGCTTGCCCTTGGTTTCCTCGATCTTCTCGAGGTCGCTTTCCTGGGAAGAATCGTCCAGGCTGCCGAACGACAGGGCCGCTCTCCCAGCTGGAAAGCCATCCGAACGGCCGCAGAGACCGCCAGACGCGTCCTGAACACCGACCATCCCTTTGCCGTCCGGCGCATCCATACCGATGGCCGCAGGATATTCGCCGAAGCGCAGCAAGAGACCGGGGACCCGGCACTCTACGATTTGGTCGGCGATAACTTCGCGATCTACAACGTTCTCGTCGATAGCTTTATCGCGAGCGTCGAGTATGAAGATGACGCGCCCCGCCGCTGGGTCCCGGATACCCGCTTCCAGCGAATCGTTGTGGATCCCCGCCGTGCATTCGGGCGTCCTGTCGAGGACACCAGTGGCGCGCCGGCCGAGGCTCTGTTCGACGCTTGGCGCGCCGAGAAGGGTAATGCGGCCAAGGTCGCCGCCTTCTATGGAACCGACGCTTCCGGGGTCGAGCAGGCTGTCCGGTTCACACTTGGCGTCGACGCGGCGCTGCCTCTCGCCGCGTGAGGCTGGTCTTCGACGAGAACACGCCGCGTGTAGTCGCGCATGCGGTCAAGCTGATCGCCGAAGCGGAAACTGCCGGTTCATCAGATCCGCTCGAAGTGCAGCATGCGCTGGACCTCGTCGGCAAGGGCACACATGACGTCCCGCTCATCCAGAAGGTTGCTGACGGATCACACCCTCGGGCAGCACTGATCACCACCGACAAATCGATGCGCACAAAGCTGCATGAACGCGCCGCCTTTACTGACACAGGTTGCATCGGCGTCGTCCTCCGCGGCAACTGGAGCCACGCCTCCATGTGGGATCGGGCCCATATGTCGCTGCTCTGGTGGAGCGTGTGGGTCAACACCGTCTCGGCGTCAGCACCAGGGTTGTTGTGGCAGTGCCCCTGGTCCACGAAGCCCAAGCCTTTGAAGCTGTTTTGAGTCGGGAAGCGAAAACATACGTAGAGCAGCGAAAGAATGTCGCGTTGAGGCCTGAAACTCACATCGGGTAATCTCTCGACAGTCGTTGAATTGCGACCGCAGCCGAGTGGCTCCCGAGCCACTCGCCAGCTGATCAGCCACTGTGGCTCTCGAGCCGATGGTTCCTTCCTGGCCCCGCTGTATGCGGGGGGCGGAAGCGCGCAACATCGCTAGCGCCAGGCCGAAAATATGGGTTGCGGTTTGCAGCCTTCGCCCGCGGCTTCAAATCGTTAGCTGCAAACCGACGCCGGGCCGCGGCCCTGCAAACCACCTGCAAACCGGATGGCATCATGACGCTCCCCTGGATGGCGGCGAAGATTGTGCTGCGTCCGGTGGCGGAGCTGCGCCCGCATGCCGGCAATGCCCGCGTCCACAGCGCCGAGCAGCTAGAGCAGATCAAGGCCAGCATGCTCGCCTTCGGCTTCACCAATCCGCTGCTGGTGGACGAGGACGGTGTGCTGATTGCCGGCCACGGCCGGCTCGAGGCGGCGTCCGCGCTCGGCATGGCGAAGGTGCCGGTGATCGTGCTGCGGCACCTGCCCGCGGCGCAGAAGGAGGCGCTGCGCCTCGCCGACAACCGCATCGCGGAGAATGCGACCTGGGACCAGGCGCTCCTGCGTGATGCGCTGGCCGCGGTGCAGGCGGTGCCGGACATCGACCTCGGTGCGCTCGGCTTCTCGGGGGATGAGCTCGCGGACATCCTCGCGGCGGCTGGAGATGCCGTGTCCGACGGCGACGCGCCCGAGGCTCTGTCCGCGGATCCCGCCGAGGGGGGCGGTGCGGCAGGCGCGGCGGATGTGGAGAAGTCGGCGGACGACCCCGCCGATGCCGATCCGGAGCCGCCGCGCCAGGCCGTCACTCGTCCAGGCGATCTCTGGCTGCTGGGCGATCATCGCTTGCTCTGCGGCGACAGCACCGACGCCGCCTCAGTGGCGCGCGTAATGGGCGAGGACCGCGCCGCGCTGCTCTTCACCTCCCCGCCCTATGGGAACCAGCGGGACTACACCACCGGCGGCGTCACGGATTGGGATGCGCTGATGAAGGGTGTGTTCCAGCATCTCGACGCGGCCATGCGACCCGATGGCCAGGTGCTGGTGAACCTTGGGCTGATCCATCGCGACAATGAGTGGCAGCCCTATTGGTCCGGCTGGCTCGACTGGATGCGCGCCCACGGTTGGCGCCGCTTCGGGCTCTACACCTGGGACCAGGGGCCCGGCCTGCCGGGCGACTGGAACGGGCGGCTGTCGCCCGCCTTCGAGCTCCTGTTCCACTTCAATCGCGAGGCCCGCCGCCCGAACAAGATCATCCCCTGCCGCTGGGCGGGACACGTCAACTCGGAGAAGGGTGGGTTGCGCGCGAAGGACGGCACCGTCGGTGAATGGCAGCATGCCGGCCAGGGCGTGCAGGAGACCAGGATCCCGGACAACGTGCTCCGCATCACGCGGCACAAGGCCCGCGGCATCGAGACGGAGCATCCCGCGGTGTTCCCCGTCGCGCTGCCTGACTTCCTGATGCGCGCCTATGTCGACGAGGGCGACGTGGTGTTCGAGCCTTTCGCTGGCGCTGGCACCACCATCATCGCTGGCCAGCGCACCGGCCGCCGCGTGCGGGCGATCGAGCTCGCGCCTGCCTATGTCGACCTGGCGGTCGCGCGGTGGCGGATGCTGCATCCCGATCTGCCAGTGACGCTGGCCGATGACGGTCGCGACTACGACGCCGTGGCCGCGGCGCGGCAGGAGGTCACCGCCAGTGCAGCCTGATCTCATCGTTTCCGCTCTGCCGGTCGCGTCCCTCGTGCCCTATGCCGAGAACGCGCGCACGCACTCTGCGTCCCAGGTGGCGCAGATCGCCGCCTCAATCGTCGAGTTCGGCTTCGTGAACCCGGTGCTGGTCGACGCCGAGGGCGTGCTCATCGCTGGCCACGGCCGCGTCATGGCCGCGAAGCAGCTGGGCCTCGCCTCGGTGCCGGTGCTGCGGCTCGGCCATCTCTCTCCTGCGCAGGCGCGTGCCCTGCGCCTGGCCGACAACCAGATTGCCCTGAACTCCGGCTGGGACGAGGCGCTGCTGGCCGCCGAGATCGCGCGGATCCGCGACGAGGCGGTGGTCGACCTGGACGTGCTCGGTTTCTCCGGCGTGGAGCTCGACCGGCTGTTGGCCGCGGCCGATGCTGGTCTCGACGATGATGCCGATGACGCCCCGCCACCGCCCGTGTTGCCCGTCAGCCGGACCGGTGATCTGTGGCGCTGCGGCGAGCACCGGCTGCTCTGTGGCGATGCCACCAAGATCGAGGACGTGCAGCGCGCCCTCGGTGCCGGTCACCTGGCCGACATGGGCTTCGTGGATCCGCCCTACAATGTCGCCTACGAGGGCGGCACGGCGGCGAAGATGACCATCGCCAATGACGCGCTCGGCGGCGGCTTTCCGGAGTTCCTGCGCCCCGCGCTGGCCAACCTGCTCTCGGTCACGAAGGGCGCCTGCTACGTCTGCATGTCCTCCTCCGAATGGCCGACGCTGCATCGCGTCTGGCAGGAGGCGGGCGGCAAGTGGTCCAGCACCATCATCTGGGCGAAGAACACCTTCGCCCTCGGCCGCGCCGACTACCACCAGCAGTTCGAGGCGATGCTCTACGGCTGGAAGGCTGGCGCGCAGCACTACTGGTGCGGCGCTCGCGACCAAGGGAACGTCTGGCACTTCGACAAGCCGGCGCGGAACGACCTGCATCCCACCATGAAGCCGGTGGCGCTGGTGGAGCGGGCCATCCGCAACAGCAGCAAGCCGCGCGACACGGTGCTGGACTGCTTCGGCGGGTCGGGCACGACGATGATCGCGGCGGAGCGAACCGGGCGGCGTGCCGTGCTGCTGGAGATCGATCCCGCCTATGCCGATGTGATTGTGCGGCGCTGGCAGGAGACGACCGGCGAAGCCGCCGTGCTGGAGGGTGATGATCGCATCTTTGCCGATGTCGCCACGGCACGCAGCATCGTCGATCATGGTGTGATCCAAACCGCCGAATCATAGCAATCTCACGACGCTGCATCTTGCTTGGCTCGTGCGCGCCACAGCGCGAATGGTCCGTCACACGCAGGGGATGCCCTGCACCACGACGGAGACGATCATGACCGACCGCGAAGCCCGCGCCGCCCGCAACCAGGAAAACAGCCTGGCCGCCTTCCTCGCGAAGAAGGTGGAATTTGACGCCCTCCTCGCCGAACTCACCCAGGCCAGCGCGGACCATTTTGGCGCGGACCCCGAGACGGTGCTTTGGGGCGAAGCGGCCTGGCTTTCGGATGCCACCGCGAAGCTGAAGGACATCGCGGACCAGCATTTCCGCCGCGGCGAATACGAAGCCTGACGCGGACCACTCCCGCACCGCCCCGACCGGCGATGCCGGCGGGGCTCCCGGCAGTAGGGGCCGAAGGTCGGCACCCGGAACCGGAGACCACCACGATGATCAAGCTTTCCGATAGCCAGCGCGTGATTCTGAGCGTCGCCGCGCAGCACGAGATGGGCCTCGCGCGCGCGCCGAAGACCCTGCCGGCCGCGGCGCGCAACGCGGTGTTCCGCAGCCTGATCAAGAACAACCTGCTCACCGAGATCAACGCCCCGCGGGAGCATGTCGGGCTCGGCTGGCGCCAGGACGACGACGGAACCTGGATCGTGGCGCGCATCACCGACGAGGGGCTGCGCGCCATCGGCATCGACCCGAATGAGGGCGACGCGGGGGCCGGCGAGCCCGACTGCTCCGGCATCGAGGGCACCGTGCCCCACACGGCGCCCACGGTGGCGCCCGCCGCGGAGCCCGCGACACAGGACGCCAAGGTCGCCGAAGCCGCCCAGCCCGCGCCCCTGACGGAGGAGATCGCCATGCTCGACCAGGCCCTGGCGGTGCGCAGCGCCACGCCGCGCACCAGCCTGCGCGACGCTGCCGCGGCGGTGCTCGCCGCCTGGGATGACGAGGCCAACCGCGAGGGCGACATGATCGGCGCCCTCGACGCGCCGATGGAGGCCCTGCGCACCCTGCTCGCCGGCAAGCCCGCCCGCGTCGCGCGGGATCCCGGCGCGCCGCGCAAGCCGCGCGAGGGCACGAAGCAGGAGCAGGTGCTGGCGATGCTGCGCCGGCCCGAGGGCGCCACGGTCGCGCAGATCGCCGAGGCGACGGGCTGGGCGCAGCACACGGTCCGAGGCTTCTTCGCCGGGCTCAAGAAGAAGGGCCACGCGGTCGAGGTGAAGTCGCGCGAGCGGATCGTCGGCCCGAACAAGACCGGCGCGAAGGGCTCCTTCACCATCTACGCCCTGGCTGAGTGAAGCATCTCAGCCACGCCACTGAACATCATCGAGAGCGCCGGGGATCATCCAGATTCCCGGCGCCTTATCGAGTTGGCTGCGCTCCGACACAGCGCGAATCGTCCGTCACGCGCAGGGCATCCCGCCCCGCCAGACGGAGACGACGATGAGCACCACCATCCTCCCGCACCAAACTGCCGAAGGCCCGCAGGACCGCGCTGCCTGGCAGCAGCTTCTCGCCACCGCGCCGCGCAGCACCGACAGCGTGGGCCGCGCCACCATTCAGGTCTGCACCGCCAGCGACGGGCGCGGGATCTTTGCCACGGTGGACTACGCCACCTGGCAGACCGAGAAGGAGGAGGGCTGATGCCCTCCGAGCGCCGCTGGATCATCCTGGCGCAGGATGGCCGGCACGTGACGATGGGCCGCGCCGCGCCGCCCAGCGAAGCCGAGGTTGAGGCCGCCGCCGCGGCGCTTGCAGCACAGGGGCTGGCAGGCTGGCTCGCCACACTCGACGGGAACTACTGGTCGCGCCGCCGCGTGGCCCTCGCGCCGGTGCAGATGCTCGGCGACGGCGCCACGCTGGACTGGTCCGCCGCCATCACTGCCTTTGAAGCCGCTCGCCAGCGCGCCCTTCGTCCCCTCTGAGAAGGCCGGCATCGCCATCACGCGCGGCGGCTTGCGGGCCCCCATCGCGGCTCCGCGATGGGAGGCAGAGTCGCCGCCATGCCGGAAATGACCGCCTCCACGCGCGAGGCCGCCCGTCGCCTCGGCGTCAGCGACACCGCCATCCACAAGGCCGAGCGGGCGGGCCGCATCGCCCGCGAGCCGGATGGCCAGTGGGACATCGACAAGACCCGACGCCGCCTGACCGAGACCGCTGATCCCGCACGCTCACCACTGGCCAATGGCGCGGGCGCCGAGGGCACGCCCTTCGCCCGGCTGAAGGTCGCTCAGCTCGCCCTGAAGGTGGAGGCGCAGCGCCTTTCGCTGGACGAGACCAAGCGCCGCCTGCTTGACGTCACCGAGGCGAACGCCGCGCTCGACGAGATCGGCAGCACGATGCGCGACGCGCTGCTGAACTGGCCCGCCCGCGTCTCCGGCCTGATCGCGGCCGAGATCAGCGTCGACCCGCATCTGCTGCAGACCATCCTGCAGAGCCACATCAACGACCTGCTGACGGAGGCGGCCGATCGCTTCGATCCAGCAGGCCTCGGAGGGGACCGGTCTCCGCAGCCGTGAGCATGTGCGCCGGCGCGTCGGCGCCATGCTTCGCCCGCCGCCGCAGCTCACCGTCTCGGAATGGGCCGAGCGGCACCGCATGCTGGGCAGTCGGGCGTCGGCCGAGCCTGGCCCCTGGCGCACCAGCCGCACGCCGTATCTGAAGGACGTGATGGACGCGCTGTCCGCGGTGCATCCCGCCCGGCGCGTGGTCTTCATGAAGGGCGCCCAGGTCGGCGCCACGGAAAGCGGCAACAACTGGCTCGGCTACATCATGCACCACGTGCCGGCACCCGCGCTGGCGGTGCAGCCGACCGTGGAACTGGCCAAGCGCTTCTCGCGCCAGCGCATCGACCCGCTGCTGGAGGAAACGCCCGCGCTGCGGGAGCGCGTCGCCCCGGCGCGCGCACGCGACAGCGGCAACACCATGCTGTCGAAGGAATTCCCCGGCGGCATCCTGGTGCTGACTGGGGCGAACAGTGCCGTGGGCCTGCGCTCGATGACGGCGCGGTTCCTGTTCCTGGACGAGGTGGATGCCTATCCCGGCGATGTCGCCGGCGAGGGTGATCCGATTGCGCTCGCCGAGGCGCGCGCCCGCACCTTCGGCTGGCGGCGCAAGGCCTTCCTGGTCAGCACGCCGACCATCGCCGGCCGCAGCCGCATCGAACGGGAATACCTCGCCTCCGATCAGCGGCGCTTCTTTGTGCCGTGCACGGCGTGCGGCGAGATGCAGTGGCTGCGCTTCGAGCGGCTGATCTGGGAGAAGGGTGCGCCGGAGACGGCGCGCTATCACTGCTCGGCCTGCGACCATCCGATGCAGGAGCACGACAAGACCGCGATGCTCGGCGGCGGGGAGTGGCGCGCGACGGCCGAGGGCCAGGATCCGCACACCATCGGCTTTCACATCTCGGCGCTCTACTCGCCGGTGGGCTGGCTGTCCTGGGAGCAGATCGCGCGCGATTGGGAGGCCGCCCAAGGCAAGCCCGAGGACATCAAGACTTTTCGGAACACGGTCCTGGGCGAGACCTGGCTGGAGCAGGGCGAGGCGCCGGATTGGGAGCGCCTCGTCGAGCGCCGCGAAGATTTCGCCATGGGTGTGGTGCCCACCGGCGCGCTGGTGCTGACGGCCGGCGTCGACGTCCAGGATGATCGCCTGGAATGCGACGTCTGGGGTTGGGCCGAGGGCTTTTCGTCGTGGCTGGTCGACCACGTGGTCATCCCCGGCAGCCCGCGGGACCGGGAGCCGTGGGACGAACTGGCGAAGCTGCTGGCCCGGGACTGGCCGCGGCAGAGTGGCGGCGCGATGAGCATCGCCAGGCTCTGCGTCGATACCGGCGGCCGGGACACCGCCGCCGTCTATGGCCACCTCCGCCGCCTGCGGGATCCTCGCATCGCCCCGACGAAGGGCGTCGATGGCTGGAACCGGGCGCAGCCCGTCCAGGGCCCGACGCCGGTGGACGCGCTGGTCAACGGCCAGAAGCTCCGCCGCGGCCTCAAGCTCTGGACGGTGTCGGTCTCCACCTGGAAGGCCGATCTGTATCGCCGGCTCTGGCTGGGCCGCGGCGACGCGGAGGAATGGCCACCCGGCTGGGTGCATCTGCCGCGCGCGGTCGAGGTGGAATGGGTCAAGCAGCTGGTCGCTGAGCAGCTGCGCACCACGAAGGATCGCCGCGGCTTTGCCCGGCAGGAATGGGCCAAGCTCCGCGAGCGCAATGAGGCGCTGGACTGCGCCGTGCTGGCCCGAGCCGCGCTGTGGCTGCTCGGCGCCGATCGCTACGGCGAGCAGTTCTGGGCACGGCTGCGGGATGAGGCGGCGGATGCGCCGCTGCGGCCGAGCGAGATTCCCGCCGCCGGGAATGTCGCTCCTCCATCGCCGGCGTCGCAAGCCGTGGCGGTGCCGCCATCCGACACCCAGCGCCCGCGGGGCTGGCTCGCGCCGCGCAGCGGCTGGCTTCGCTGAGAGGAGGACGATCATGGACCCCACCGTCCTCGCCTGGGCGCTCGCCCAACCTGCCGGCACCCGCGCCGCAGTCCTGGCCGCCGCCTTCACCGGCGGCACCACGCGCGTGACCTTCGACGGGCGCACGGTGGAGTACCGCTCTCCGGACGAGCTCGGCCGCGCCCTGTCCGTCCTTCACGCCGCCGAGAACGCCGCCGCACGCCGCCCCAGCGTCACCTTCGCCAGCTTCTCCCGCGAGGGCAGCAAGTGATGGGGCGTCTGCGAGATGCCTGGCACGCCCTTCGTGGCTATGCCGCGGCGCAGGACAGCCGTGCCTCGAGCTGGGCGGCCTCCGGCAGCAGCGCCACGGCCGAGGTTGGTGCCGCCGCACCCACCGTGGCGCGCCGGGCCCGCGACGCCGTGCGCAACGACCCCTACGCCGCCCGCATCGTCGATCTCTGGACTGGCAATGCCGTCGGCGCCGGCATCACCACCCGCTGGCCCGACAAGGCCCACGCCGAGGCCTGGCGCCGCTGGTCCGACAGCACGGCGTGTGACGCCGAGGGCCGGCTCGACCTCTATGGCCTCCAGGCCCTGGTGATGCGCGCCGTGGTCGAGAGCGGCGAGTGCTTCGTGCGCCTGCTGCCGGCCGACATCACGCCGGCCAATCCGATCGGCCTGCGCCTGCAGGTGCTGGAAAGCGATCACCTCGACACGGCGCGGCAGGGCGTCATCGAGGGCGTCCCCACGCTGCAGGGCATCGGCCTCGGCGAGGCCGGCGAGCCGGTCAGCTATTGGCTGCACCGCGTGCATCCCGGTGCCTCCTGGGTGCTGCCGGGCGGCGCCACCTGGTTGAGCAGCCAGCGCGTTCCAGCCCGCGACGTGCTGCACATCTATCGCAAACGCCGGCCCGGCCAGCTGCGCGACGTCTCCTGGCTCGCCCCGGTGCTGACGCGCCTGCGCGACCTGGGCGACTACGAGGCCGCGCTCCTCATGAAGGCCAAGATCGAGGCCTGCCTCGCGGCGGTCGTCTCCGAGGACGGCGACGAGGCCATGACCGGCCCGGCCTCGGGCCTGCTGCGCGACGCCCAGGGCCGCACGGTCGAGAGCTTCGAGCCG